TTACAACTAAAACCGCTGCAAGTGGATCTTCTGGATTAACTGAAAGAATGCGTATTGACGCAGCTGGAAGCGTTGGTATTGGTATTAATCCTACTATAGGTAAACTTCAAGTGCAAGGTAGTTATTATGGCTCCGATCAAGTCCAATCCGAAAATACTTTAATAGGTAATGCTAAAATTAACCAAGGAGCTAGTACAATTAATACAGCGACCCTCGGTTCTAATTCTGCCAGTGTTGGAATTGCTATAGCTAGAGATTTTTCACCTATTAATTATCCAGACATTATAATTAAACCTGATGGTAAAATAGGTATAAAAATAGATGAGCCTACTCAGGGTTTTCATGTTAATAGTACTTCTCTTTTTAATGGAGCAATGTATTTTGGCTCTTCATCTACACCTTCTGTTCAGATTTTTAATTATGGAAATTCATTACATTTATATAGTGCAGCAGCGGCAACAATAAATTTAGGAGGTGGAATTGGTAGTAGACAAAACAATGTTTCTGTAGGTAATGGTTATTTAACAGTGTCTGAACGCGTAAAAACCCCTATTGTTACATCTATAACATCAGGTTTAATTCTAGCGGCAGTTACTGGGGCTATAACAATAAGACCAAAAGGCTATTCAACTTCTAGTGGTGAATCTACATTTGATTCCAGCGGTAACTTTGCAACACCTGGTCAAATTCAAGCAAGTCAGTATTCTGGCACAGTATATTCTGCCACAGGAGGAGCGCTTAATCCAGGTTTATCAAATCCAGGAGGAACGCAAAACGGCACGCTACAAGGATCAGGTAGTGATACCCTTTCTCAATTAGCCGTTGACTCTAGCGGTTATGTTGCAAGGGGAAGTCAAGAAGCAACATGGAAGTTTACTGCTGCTCAAATGAATGTTAATAGCACAACTGTAGCGTCAACTTTGCTATCGGCTCCAGGTGCCGGCAAATCTATTATAGTAGAAGATGTATGGTTTATGGTAAATTATACTTATAATAATGCTGCAATGAACGCAAAGCAAGTCTACAATGTAAATATAACGAATCAGTCTGGGACAAACAAAGTTGGTTCATTGAGTGGTACTGAAATAAACAACCTAACGAGAGGAACAGCTGCATCAACTCAATCAGTTGCCTTTAATTCAGATTTTAGAGCTTTCAAAAATTCTATGCCTAATCAAAAGCTTTCATTTGAAAAAACTTTAGCTAATTCTTCTTTAGCTTCATCTGTTACATCTGTAAGTGTTAAGGTTAGATATAGAGTTATGGATGTAAATACTTTTTAAAAAATAATATATGGAAATTAAATATAATTGGGAATGTAAAAATGTTGCAGTAACTAAATATGATGGCAAAAATATACATTCCATTCATGAAGTTAATTGGGCTTTGGTAGGTAAGTCAGGAAAATCAACTGGCTTTGCAATAGGAGTAGAAAAGCTTAATACTTCTAAAATAAAGAAATTTAGAAAATTTAATAGCATAACTCATAAACAAATAATAGAATGGGTTATTAATTCTATGGGTGAAGAAAAAGTAGAAGAAATTAAAGCCGATATAACAGATCAAATAAAAAATCAAGAACAAACAGATACTTATCCTCTTACTATAGGAGAAACTCCGCCTAATGTTACTATAAAGAAAACAAAAAAGAAGAAATTAACGAAGAAGAAAAAGGCGTAATAATATAATCAAGAAACACTAAAGTAAAATTTAATTTAATAAAATCAAATAAATGGAGTTTAATTTACCAAGTCAGATTGTCAAAGATTTGAATTTCGGCGAAAATGCACGAAATAAAATAATGTCCGGTGTCTATAAGTTATCAGACGCAGTGAAGTCAACATTAGGAGCTTCTGGAAAATGCGTTATATACGAAGACGGGATGGGCAGACCGGTGATTACAAAAGACGGAGTAACCGTTGCAGAAAGCGTAGTCTTAATCGATCCGGTCGAGAATATAGGAGCTACCTTAATAAAGGAAGCTGCTAGTAATACAGTGAGGGAAGCAGGAGACGGTACCACGACGGCTATCGTTCTTGCTCATTCATTATTAAACAAACTAAACGAATACGAAGGTGAAGAAAAGATTAGAGACATTAAAGAAAGCATTTCAGAATGCGCTAAAGAAATTGTGGTTTATCTTAACGAAACCAGTACAGAGGTGGAAGGTGATATGCTGCAACAAGTGGCTTATATTAGCTGTAACAACGACAAAGATCTTGGAGAAAAGATTGGCGAAGCATATCAAAAAGTTGGAAGAAATGGAGTTGTTCTAATGGAAGACTCCCCTACTAATGAAACTTATGTTGAATTTGTAGAAGGAACACAATTTTCATCAGCAATAAAATCACAGCATTTATTAACTGATAAAGAAAAAGGTACTGCGGTGTTAGATAATCCTTACGTTTTAATAGTAAGTTCTACAATACCCAATGTACGAAGAATACAAAATATATTAGAGCATGTAGTAAAGAGTAAACGTTCTTTATTAATAGTAGCTCCAATGGATCAGCAACCGTATGCTACATTATTAGCAAACAAAGTTAAAGGAAATATAAAAGTCAATATAGTTGATTTGCCAGGTTTTGGCCCAACTAAAGAAGATGCTATTCAAGATCTAGCTATATTAACCGGTGCTACAGTTGTTAACGAGGAGTTAGGGGATGATTTAGATTTAATTAGTCCTGATGCATTAGGAGAGGTTATAAAGTCTGTTACAGACGCTAAAAACACTACATTACAAATTAATGAAATTACTGAAGAAATATCAGAAAGAATTAAAGATGTAGAAAAGAAAATTGAAAAAGAGCAAAACTCTTGGATTAAAACAAAACTACAAGAAAGACTATCAATGCTTACAGGTAAGGTTGGTGTTTTATTTATAGGTGCTAATTCAGCCGTAGAGTTAAAAGAAAAAAAAGATAGAGTGGATGATGCTCTTCATGCGACAAAAGCTGCTTTAGCTGAAGGTATCGTGCCAGGCGGAGGCGTTGCTTTATTGAATGCTGCTCAAACAATAGAAGTAAAAGATGATGGATATCGTATATTATTAGAAGCTATACAAGCTCCTTACTATACAATATTAGATAATGCAGGATATCACGATTTAGAAAATCCTAAAGAACATCTTGAAAATAATAAAGAAATAACAGACAGAGAATGGCAAGGAGTTGGAATTGATGCAACTTGTGGATGTTATAAGCATATGTTAACAGCTGGTATTATAGATCCAATATTAGTTACAAAATCTGCATTAAAAAATGCAATTAGTGTAGCTACAACTATAATTTCAACTGATTGTATAATCTCAAATGTAAGATCTCTTGAAAGCAATTAATTTTTACATCGTAATAGATAAAATAAAAGAGGCTCCGAAGACAGTAGGAGGACTTGAAATAACAGAAACACAAAATACTGACATTAGGTATCTAAAGGCTAAAGTTATAAGCTCAGGTGATAAGGTTGATTATATAAAAGAAGGTAGCACAATAAGATATGATAAGCATGCTGGTCATGGCATTGAGTGGAATGATAAAATGTATTATGTTATAACTATTAATGATGTTGTTCTTGTTGAATGAGACTAACGTCGAAAGACTTAAGGGATATAAATTTATTTAAGTATTATAGGCTTGTTAGAAAATGGGCTTGTAAAACTTACGACTTAAAAGATGCTGACCTTGAGTTATTGGTTTATTTAGATTGTAAAAAGCATTTTACACGTAATGATTTTATTGAAGGTGTATATACATACTCTTGGGATAAAGCTAGATGGGAACGATTAAGAACAGCGGGGTGGATTGATGTATGGAGTAAAAGAAACAGGACAACAAAAAAGTTTAATGTTTACACAACTTCCTTTAGATGTAAAAATTTAATAAATAGAATATATAGAATACTATTAGGTGAAGAAGATTTACCTACATCGGAAAGAAGTAAGTTTTATAAAAACAAAACATATACGGACAAAGTTTATAATAAAGCTATTGACGATATGATAAAAGATAAAGATAGATAATTATGGCATTTAAAATGAAACCAAAGTTCCACGCCTTAGCAGAATCGCCTAGGTACGCGCAACAAGAAAGACAAGATTTAGGCAAGTATAACGTTATAGACGATATCGCAGGCAAATCTCCAGCTAAAAAAGTACCAGGTCCTGGACCAGTATCAAGCCCGGCTAAACAGGTTAATAGAGACGACGGTGTACAAGTAGATGAAGTACCTGCGGTTGTAGGTGAAGAGGTTAAAAAAGCAGCTAAGTTTGTTAAGAAGAAAGGAAAAAGAATAGGCAAGTGGTTTAAAAAACAAATTAAAAAAGTTGGTGATGTTACTTTAACAAAAACTAAAAAAGAAAAAATTGAAAAGCAAAAGAAAAAGCTTAAAGATTTAGAAGCTCCAACTAAACAAACATCTAAACAAAGAAAAAATTTACCAGACGCAATAGTTAAAGCTATTGAAAAGAAAAAAAATAAAACAAAATAAAATGGCAAACAACGGAAAAGGTATTGGACCAAACAAATTAGGGGCAAGTAAGCAAGGTAATATGGGAGCAGGATCTGTTCACGCTTGGGATGTGTCTGACAATTCAAGTAAAAAGAATCAAAGAGATAACTTCGCTTCTAAAGACGGGCTAAATAGTCCAGCAAAAAAGAATGGTATGAAATACGATATCAAAGAAGCTAGTGATCAAAATCTTACTGCAAGCGCTAGAAAGCATTTCGCTGAAAACGCTCAACACGATTCTAAAAAAGGATATAGATAATATGGCTTTTAAGCTTAGACCGCATTCTGATATATTTGGAATACACGAAAAGACTTCCCAGTTTGGAACTCCCGTTATTCTAAAAGATGATTTAGAAGAAGGTATTGAGGCTGAAGCTAATAGAGATGGCACAATATTTGTTGACAGTAAATTGTCTGATAAAAAAATAGAAGATGCTGTTAGTCACGAAAAAGTTCATTTAGATCAATTAGCTCAAGGTAGATTACAGTATTCAGAAGATTCTGTAACTTGGAAAAGAGACACTAAAAGCCCTGCTAGAGTATACAAAAGAGCTACAATGAATGAAGGTCATCCGGATTTTGAGTGGGAAGACGAAGCATATAAACAATCATAACTATGGCAATAACATTTAGAGGTAGAGCAAGCGAGCTTAATGAAAAAGTATCAAAGCAAAACGCTAGCGGCTTTCAAGAAAAATCAGATCCAGGACCAAGACAAGGTGTAGGAGGAAGTAACTCATTGAGTAATGCTCAAGCTTCTTTTGATAAAAGAAATGCGCCAACTCCATTAAAAAAGAAAAACTTTTATGGAGGTTCAGCTTATTTCCAAGATGGATACGGAGGTGACTTAGCTAATCCTATAACTCAAAAATCAAGATCTCCTTTAAAAATTAATAATACATTAGTTAGCGGGGCAGGTCAAGCAGCATCAAGGTTTGTAGACGCGGGAGCTGAAGCAGGTAAAGCAGGAGAAAGACTTTACCCACAAATCGAAAAAGACAAAACTAAAACTAACAAATAATTACAATGGGAACAAAAGGAAGTAAAAACACACCGATAACAGCAAGAGTAAATGCTGGTCTCTTTAATCAAAAAGGAGGTATAACAGAACCTTTATTAAACGTTGGTCCCGCGGGAGTTTACGGAAATGCAGAAACTAGAGATATACCTTCTCCTAGCAAGCAGAAAAAAGGCTATTCAATGGCTAAAAAAAAAGTCCCTTCCCCCGCTAAACAACAAGTAGGTGTTAATGTATTAGAATCCAGTTCAACAGGAGACAAAATTATTAAAGGTAAAAAAATAACTAAAAAGGTAGAAGGCGATAAGCCCACCTCAATAGTAAAACCGGGAGATCCTGGATATGATAAATGGTTAGCGGCTGTAACAAAAGATCCTAGTATAGAGGATAGATTTAAAGATAGAGAAGTTGAGACTGGTGAAAGCGAACCTGACACAGTAATACCGGGTAAAACTACTGAATCAAATCAATTTACTCCTACTTTGACTAATGATAAGAATGACGCTATGTCACCTTGGAGAGTTAGACAGCAAAGCAGATCAATTAAAAAATCCGGTAAAGATGTTCGCCAATCTCAAAATAAGTTGGATAAGACTAATAGGAGACTAGCTAAGATGGACAAAGAAGACAAGGTGGTTGGTAACAGAAAGTATGACAGGCTAATGTCTAAGTTTAATGAAAACACTACAGAGCTAGAGGCGTTTAAGAAAAACATGACCGCAAGAACTAGACAAACTGAAATGAGTTCTGATCCTTTAGGCAAAACGGGTACATTTAATTCAAAGGATAGAAATATGACTTTAAATGATGCTAGTACAACTTATGATGGTCAAAAAGCTATTATCGAAGCAGGAGGTGTTGAGTCTAAGTCTGATCCTAATATGTTTAAGCAGTTCCTTGGAAAAGATTTCGGAAGTGGTATATTCAAAAAGAAAGCTCCTTTAAAAAAATCATACTATAAATAATGGCATTTAAAATGAGAGGCTCCTGCTTAACGAGCCCAGCTAAAAGGACTAAGGCTTATACTGCAGGTATGAGTGCGGCTGAAAGAAAAACATATAATAATAAAACTGGAGGTAATCTAAAAGCACCTCAACCAGGTGGAGGCTCAAGAAAGAAATCTTATTGTGCTAGATCTGCAGGTATTAAAAAATGTAAAGATCCAGATAAAAATGGCGATTGTCCAAACGACATAGCTAGAAGAAATTGGAAATGTTAAAGTCAAGAGGATTAGGGGATACAATAGAAAAAATAACTATAGCAACTGGAATCAAAAAACTAGTGGATAAAATCCCTGGAGATTGCGGTTGCAAAAACAGAAAAGAAATGCTAAATAAGGCGTTTCCATATAAACAGTAATTAAATTAAATCATTATGAGTAAAGTAAAAACATTAGACGTGGATCACAAAGAAGTAAAATCAATTTCTGAAAAAGAATTAGCATTGTTGCAGGAAACTGTAAGCAAGCAAAACAAAATTCAAATGCAAATCGGTGGATTAGAAGGCCACAAAGCTACTATGCTTGATCAATTAAAAGTAATAGTTTCGGATTTAACAGAAATACAAAAAGGACTAGAAGAGGTCTATGGAGCCGTTAACATCGATCTAACTTCAGGAGAAATTAGCGATGCCCCAGCAAGTAATTAGAAAGCTTAGCATTGGGAAAGACTATAAGAATGACGCTATGCACTATGCTGTTGGACAGGAAGTGTATGGCGGTCATACTATAGCCAATATTGTAGAGGAAGAAGAAAAGTACTCTATCTACATTACTAAAAAAGACATGATTATGCCTTGGAAAGATTTCAACAAGAACATGTCAATATCCGTAGAGTATGATCTTTCATGGTAAATGCACAGCGTATTTAATTATTTAGTTGAACCGAAGGGTAGTAGGACAACTGGGAAAAAAGAAATAGACGGACAAGAGTTATTATTAAATACTGACTTACAAAATCACGAGTACACTAATAGACAAGGTGTAGTGTTAAGTTTACCATTAGTTAATAAATACAGAGAAATAAAGCAAGGTGACGAAGTTATTGTTCATCACAATATATTTAGACGTTTTAGAGACATAAAAGGTAAAGAAAAAAATAGTAAGAACTATTTAAGTGAAGATGTGTATTTGGTTCAGCCTGATCAAGTATATGCTTATAAAAGAAATAATGAATGGAAAGCTTTAGAAGGTTTTGTATTTGTTATGCCAATTAAAGAAACAAAATTGTTTTCTGTAGATTTTGAAAGACCACTAATAGGTATTGTTAAATACTCAAATGGTGAATTTAAAAAGAATCAACTTATTGGTTTCAGGCCAAATTCAGAATATGAATTTATAATAGACGGGCAAAGGTTATACCGAGTTCCCACCAATTCAATTACAATCAAATATGAATATCAAGGAAACGAAGAAGAGTATAATCCAGGCTGGGCACAAAGCAGTTGAAGAACTTATTAAGGTCGCTAAAGAAGCTATTGTGGATTCAGACGATGATATTTCGGCTGATAGACTTAAGAATGCTGCTGCTACCAAAAAGCTAGCAATTTTTGATGCTTTTGAAATACTTAACCGCATTGAGGAAGAAGAAAGAATATTAGATAATAAACCTAAGAAAGAAATTGAAACAACTTCTTTTGGCGGGTTTGCTGAAAACAGATCCAAGTAATGTACGATCAAACTCTATACTCAGTTATAGAACCTATAAAGCGTACTACTATTGCTAGGATGAATAAAGGTAAAAAATGGGAATATGGTTATAACAAAGAGCATGATGTTGTTGTTATAAGTAAAACCGGTCAGATTGGTGATATATATAAGATACAAAATCTTAATATAGCCTTACCAAAAGCACCTGGAAAAATAAGTACAATTAACGATAAATGGACTCCGGAAGAATATCCAAAACAATTAAAAGGTATTAAAAGTATCTTTGATTGGAGGGATTATCCAGAGGGATTTAAAAACACTTGGGGTAACTATATTGATGAAAACTTTAACAAAAGAGAAAACGGTTACTGGTTCAATAATCAGGGCATGGATACTTACATTACTGGTACTCACTTTATGTACTTGCAGTGGTCCAAGATTGATGTTGGGAAACCAGATTTTAGAGAATCAAATAGATTATTCTATATATTCTGGGAAGCTTGCAAAGCAGATAGAAGATGCTACGGTATGTGCTATCTTAAAAACAGACGTTCAGGATTCTCATTTATGGCTTCAGGAGAAACGGTTAATATGGCCACTATATCAAGTGACTCAAGATTTGGTATATTATCCAAGTCTGGTTCTGATGCAAAAAAAATGTTTACCGATAAAGTTGTACCCATCAGTGTTAACTTCCCATTCTTCTTTAAACCTATACAAGACGGTATGGACAGGCCAAAAACAGAACTTGCCTACCGAGTACCCGCTTCTAAATTTACACGTAGAAGACTTGATAGTAACAAAGCCACAGAAACACTTGCTGGCTTGGACACAACAATCGATTGGAAAAACACAGGTGACAATGCCTATGATGGTGAAAAATTAAAACTTCTTGTTCATGATGAGAGTGGAAAATGGGAAAGACCAAATAACATTCTTAACAATTGGAGAGTTACAAAAACAACATTAAGGTTAGGGTCTAGGATTATTGGAAAGTGTATGATGGGATCAACATCAAATGCTTTAGACAAAGGAGGAGACAATTTTAAAAAACTATATAATAGTTCAGATGTTACAAAAAGAAACGCCAACGGACAGACTCGTTCAGGACTCTATTCTTTGTTCATTCCTATGGAATGGAACTACGAAGGATTCATTGATTCTTATGGGCTACCTGTCTTCAATAAACCAAATGAGGGCACTACAGGTCCTCAAGGCGACGAAATAGATGTAGGTGTAATAGAACATTGGAATAATGAAGTTGATGGCTTAAAGGGTGATCAAGATGCTTTAAACGAATTTTACAGACAATTTCCAAGAACTGAAGAGCATGCGTTTAGGGATGAAACAAAAAATAGTATATTTAACTTAGCAAAAATATACGAACAAATAGATTATAACGAAGACTTAGGTAATAGTAACGTTTTAACAAGAGGTAGTTTTCAATGGGAAAAAGGAATTAAAGACTCTAAAGTAGAGTTTAGTCCAAATCCCAATGGAAGGTTTCTAATAAGCTGGACACCTAATTATAATATACAGAATAGACAAGTAATAAAAGGAGGCGTTAGATGGCCCGGTAATGAGCATATGGGTGCTTTTGGTTGTGATAGTTATGATATATCAGGAACAACAGACGGAAGAGGATCCAAGGGAGCTTTGCATGGGTTAACTAAATTCAGTATGGAAGACGCGCCGCCTAGCACATTTTTTTTAGAATATGTTGCAAGACCACAGACAGCAGAAATGTTTTTTGAAGACGTACTTATGGCTTGTGTGTTTTACGGAATGCCTTTATTATGTGAAAACAATAAGCCTAGACTTTTATATTATTTTAAAAGAAGAGGGTATAGGGGTTATTCAATGAATAGGCCTGATAAATTGTGGAATAAATTATCTGTTACAGAAAGAGAAATCGGTGGTATACCTAACTCAAGTGAAGATATAAAGCAAGCTCACGCTGCTGCAATTGAAATGTATATAGATAAACACGTAGGCTTATCACCTGAAGGCGAATATGGAACCATGTATTTTAATGAAACATTAAGCGACTGGTCCAAGTTCGATATAAACAATAGAACGAAATTTGATGCAGCAATTAGCTCGGGATTAGCTATCATGGCCTGTCATAAAGATTTATATAGACCATCAAACAAAATGCAAAGAGCACCAGTTAGTTTAAGATTTGCGAAATACCAAATCGAAGGATCAAGTTCAAAAATAATAAAATAGTAATATGAGCGGAGTAGTAAATAGTTTTTTTCCAAGTCAAGTTGCGAGTGATGCAGAGAAAATGTCACGAGACTACGGGCTTCAGGTTGGACGAGCAATTCAAAACGAATGGTTCTCAAACAATTCTGGTGTAACTAGATTTAGAAGTAATCAAAACACATTCCATAGCTTAAGGCTATACGCGAGAGGTGAACAGCCGATCCAAAAATATAAAGATGAAATGTCTATTAACGGTGATTTGTCTTATCTTAATTTAGATTGGAAACCTGTTCCTATACTTTCAAAGTTTGTAGATATAGTGGTTAATGGAATTGCTGATAGGTCTTTTGATTTAACAGCATATTCTCAGGATCCGTACGGAGTTAGTAAAAGAACTAAGTACATGGAATCTATTATTAGAGACATGCAAACGGAAGAGCTTAATAACTTTGCTCAAGAGCAATTTGGTATTAATTTATTTGAAAACAATCCAGATAAATTACCAGACTCCCAGGAAGAATTAGACATACACATGCAACTTAGCTATAAGCAAGGTATTGAAATTGCGGAAGAAGAAGCAATCAACACTATGTTTGCAGAAAACAAATATGATTTAACTAAAAAAAGATATTATTACGATATTACTACATTAGGAATTGGTTGTGTTAAAAATAATTTTACAGAATCAGAAGGCGTTACTGTTGAATATGTAGATCCAGCTTATTTAATTTACTCTTACACAGAGGACCCTTATTTTCAAGATATATATTATGCAGGGGAAGTTAAATTCGTTCCTTTAAACGAGCTTAAAAAGCAGTTTCCAGACCTAACTGAAGCACAGATGGAGCGCGTTCAGCAGCAAGGTTCTCAAAATTATGGTGTTTGGAATAACAATGTACAAAATTCAAACAACAATAGGGATTCTAATATAATACAAGTGCTTTACTTTAATTATAAAACCTACATGAACGAGGTGTATAAAGTTAAAGAAACAGCAACAGGAGCTACGAAAATTATAGCAAGAGACGATCAATTTGATCCTCCTATAGAAATGTATGAGGAGCAATTTGGTAAAATGTCAAGATCTTTAGAAGTGTTATATGAAGGAGTAATGATTCTCGGTACAGACATAGTCCTTAAGTGGGAAATGGCTAAGAATATGATGCGTCCTAAAAGTGATGCTACTAAAGTTAAAATGAATTACGCTATTACAGCTCCAAGAATGTATCAAGGAAGAATTGAATCAATAGTAAGTCGTTGTACTGCTTTTGCTGATATGATTCAATTAACGCATTTGAAGCTACAACAAGTATTACAAAGAATGATACCTGATGGTGTTTATCTAGATGCTGATGGTATAAACGAAGTTGATCTTGGTAACGGTACAAATTACAATCCGCAAGAAGCATTAAATATGTTTTTTCAAACAGGTTCTATTATAGGTAGATCTTTTACTCAAGAGGGTGATATGAATCCTGGTAAAGTGCCTATACAAGAAGTACAAACCGGAAGTGGTGGGCAGAAATTGCAAACATTAATAAGCACTTACAATTATTATCTACAAATGATAAGAGATGTGACAGGGCTTAATGAAGCAAGAGACGGAAGTACTCCGGATGCAAGAGCACTAGTAGGTGTTCAAAAGCTAGCGGCTGCTAATTCAAATACAGCAACAAGACACATATTAGACGCTGGTTTGTTTTTAACTAAAGAAACTGCTGAATGTTTATCATTAAGGATATCAGATATATTAGAATATCATCCTGCTAAAGAATCTTTTATACAAAAAATAGGAGGATTCAATGTAGCAACATTAGGGGAAATGAAAGATCTTTATATGCATGACTTTGGTATATTCTTAGAATTAACTCCAGATGATGAGCAAAAACAATTACTTGAAAATAATGTTCAAGCAGCATTAGCAGGAGGTCTTATAGATCTTTCAGATGCTATAGATATACGTGAAGTTAAAAATCTTAAGTTAGCTAATCAATTGCTAAAAGTAAGACAAAAGAAACGCCAAGAAAGATTACAACAAGAACAACAAGCAAATATACAAGCACAAGCCCAGGCTAATGCTCAAGCGCAGCAAGTAGCTGCTCAAGCAGAGGTACAAAAAGATCAAGCGTTATTTCAAACTAAATCTCAATTAGAACAATTAAAAGGTCAAATAGAACAACAAAGAATACAAGTTGAAGTCGTTGCTAAGAAAGAATTAATGGAATTAGAGTTTAGCTACAACATGAGATTAAAAGGAATAGAAGTTGATAATGCAAGGGCTAAAGAAAAAGAAATAGAAGATCGTAAAGACGAACGAACAAGAATACAAGGAACTCAACAAAGTGAAATGATTTCCCAAAGAAAAAATGATTCACCACCAACAAACTTCGAATCTGGAGGAAATGATACAATGGGTGGAGGATTTGGCTTAGGAGCGTTTGATCCTAGGTAATAATAGTAATAACAATCATATAATATTTTATCATGTCAGAATTAAAAAAAGAAGGGGACTTTAAGATTAAAGCACCTGAAACAAAAACAGCGGAAGTAGAAACTCCAGTTGAAACAGTAAGTCCTGATACAGGCGTTTCAATTAGCGATGAGGGAAACATTAAGTTAGACCTTGCTCAATTAAATAAACCGCAAGAAAATGCCGATACAGAGCAAAAAGCAGCAGACGTGGTTGCAGATCAACCAACCGAACCTGTACAAGAAGTGGAAAAAGAAATACCACAACAACCAGAGCCCGTTCAAAATGAGCCAGAGTCTTTTCTTGAAGAAATAACAGACGAAGAAGTTGTAGAAAAAACAGATGTATTAACAGAAGAAATTAAAGAAGCTGTTGTCGAAGCTCAAGAAACTGGAACACCTTTACCTGAAAACATTCAGAAAGTTGTAAACTTTATTGATGAAACAGGCGGTAGCTTAGAAGATTACGTAAAGCTTAATCAAGATTATAGTCAATTAAATGAAACTCAATTATTAAGAGAGTATTATGAAAACACTAAACCTCATTTAGAAAGAGAGGATATTGATTTTATGATGGAAGACAACTTTGATTTTGACGAAGATGTTGATGATGAAAGAGATGTAAGACGTAAGAAATTAGGAAAAAGAGAAGAGCTTGCAAAAGCTAAAAATCATTTAGACGGAATGAAGTCTAAATATTACGAAGAAATAAAAGGGGGTTCTAGATTAGCTCCTGAACAAAAAAAAGCGGTAGACTTTTTCAATCGCTATACAAAAGAAAACGAAGTAGCAACTCAATTAGCTGAGAAGCAAACAAAAACGTTTTTAAATAAAACGGACAACGTTTTCAATGATGATTTCAAAGGTTTTGATTATCAAGTTGGAGACAAAAAATACCGTTTTAAAGTTAAAGACGCTCCAGCAGTTAAGGAAACTCAAAGCGACATTAATAATTTTATCAAGAAGTTCTTGGATAAAGATAATCAAATGTCAGATGCTAAAGGTTACCACAAAGGAATATTCACAGCTATGAATGCAGACTCTATTGCAAATCATTTTTATGAGCAAGGAAAATCCGATGCCATGAAGACAAGCATATCCAAATCTAAAAACGTACAAATGGGAGCGAGAGGCACTCATCAGGAAGTTAAGACTAGTAATGGATGGGCAGTGCGTTCAGTCGATTCAGGAGGATCTGATTCAAAATTAAAAATCAAAAGTTTTAAACACATTAAATAACAAAAACAATGGCAGCACCAGGATTTGCTACAGCCCCAGCTACGCTGGCTAACTTAGCACACTTAACACCAAGACCTGTAAAAGGTTTATTCGGAGACAATTATTTGGCTCTTGCGGATATGACTTGGACACAACAATTTTTACCCGAAGTTTACGAAAAGGAAATAGAGCGTTATGGAAACAGAACAATCACAGGCTTTTTAAGAATGGTCGGAGCAGAGATGCCTATGGCATCAGATCAAGTAGTTTGGTCAGAACAAGGAAGATTACATATTGCTTATGATACTTTTACTTCAAATGGAGGAGCTGCGGCGCCAATTGCAGCAGGAGGTCAAACAATCGGATTACCTTCACCAGGAGCGGATGGAAAAATTCCACTTTTAGGCCCAGGTATGACTTTAGTTATTGCATTAGGTAATGTAACTAACAAAATTTTTATTAAGTCTTTAGCAGGAGCAGTTGCGGGTGGCGTTCAAACATACAATGTTGAATGTTACGATAATGCGAATAGAAACTTAACACTAGCTCTTCAAGGAGCAGTTGCAGGAGCGGCGACAGCATTAAGCGGTTTCGTTTTTGGTTCTGAATATGGTAAAGGATCTGTATTAGCTGGTAATTCAGTTGACGCATCTTTCACTACTTACAGTAATAAACCAATCATCTTAAGAGACAAGTATGAGGTTAACGGTTCAGACGTTGCTCAAATTGGATGGGTTGAAGTTACTACTGAAATAGGAACAGGCGGATATTTATGGTACTTAAAATCTGAGCATGAATCAAGAATTAGATTTGAGGATTACTTAGAAATGAGTATGGTTGAAGCAGAAAATTCTCAAGCAGTAGCGGGCACAATGGTCGATGCAGCAGGAGCAAATATCGCAGGTATGCAAGGGCTATTTGCATCACTAGAAGAAAGAGGATTAGTATTTAACGATCCAAACTTTGATAGCGTTGCAGCAGGAGCAACAGGTATTGATCAATTTGATACTATATTACAAGAGCTAGATAAGCAGGGTGCTATTGAAGAAAACATGATGTTCTTAGACAGATCAACATCGCTTTCAATTGATAACATGTTAGCTGTTCAAAATTCTTACGGAGCAGGAGGTACATCTTACGGTGTGTTTGATAACTCTGAAGATATGGCTTTAAATTTAGGATTCTCTGGATTTAGACGTGGAGCTTATGACTTCTACAAAACTGATTGGAAATATTTAAATGATTCTACAACTCGTGGACTTATTGACGATATTAAAGGTGTAATCGTTCCAGCAGGAACTTCTACAGTTTACGATCAGCAACTTGGACAAAATATTTCAAGACCTTTCTTACACATCCGTTATAGAGCTTCAGAAGCTGATGACAGACGTTTGAAATCTTGGGTTACTGGTTCAGTTGGTGGAAATTATACAAGTGACGCCGATGTTATGAATGTTCACTTCTTATCAGAAAGAACACTTTGTACACAAGCAGCGAATAACTTCGTATTATTAAAAGCGACATAGTAGTCAATTTATTGTAATGGTTACCCCTGTATATACTACGGGGGTAGTTATTACTTTTATTAACATTTATATTATATTATATCATGGCTGAAAAAGCAAAAGATGACTGGGTCATCAAAGACAGGTTATATGAATTAACTACGGGTAAAGAACCTTTAGTATTTACATTAGCAACAACTCATAGCAGAACAAAAAGTATGTTATGGTTTGATCCAATAAAAAATCAACAAAGAGAATTAAGATACGCAACAAATCAACACTCGCCTTTCGTAGACGAACAAAATGGCCAATGCATTATGGGCCGAATTGTTTTTAGAAACGGAAAGCTTAATGTTAAAAAAGAAGAAGTTGCCTTACAAAAATTATTATCATTATATCATCCTTGTTTAGGAATGTTTTATGAAGAATACAAACCTCTAGAAATAGCTACTAATGAAGTAGAATGGATTGAGTATGAAATGCAAGCAATGAATATGGCAAAAGCTTTATCAGTAGAAGAAGCAGAGGCTATCATGCGTGTAGAAATTGGAGAAAAAGTAAATGACTTATCTTCAACAGAATTAAAAAGAGATGTATTAATATTTTCTAGAAAACAACCAATATTGTTTTTAGAATTAGCAACTGACGAAAACACTCAACTTAGAAGTTTTGGAGCAAGAGCAGTTGAACAAGGAATATTAAAACTATCACAAGATCAAAGAACTTTTACTTACGGTAAAAATGGTCGAAAAGTAATGACTGTACCATTTGATGAGCATCCATATTCGGCATTAGCCTCATGGTTTAAAACAGATGAAGGTATGGAAGTTTACAAAGCAATTGAAAAAAGACTAAAATAGTCACCTTATAGCGATAGGCTGCTGAAAGGTGGCCTATAACTATATTAAATAAAAAATAAATTATGGCTGTAAGCGTAGATACTGTTTATCAAAGAGTATTAGCAATACTTAACAAAGAACAAAGAGGTTTTGTTACTCCACAAGAGTTTAACTTATTTGCTAATCAAGCTCAATTAGATATATTTGAACAATATTTTTATGACATTAACCAATATGGCAGAGTGCCCGGTAATGACACACAATATTCAGATATGCTTAACATCCTTAATGAAAAAATAAACTTGTTTGAAACAAATGCAGCAATGGTTTACAATGCTGTGACAAACTATTGGTCAACTCCGGCTAATTTATATCGATTAGGAACAGTAGTGTATGGTAACGAAGTAACTTCACTATCACTATATCCAACACCTAACACATCGGTAACAACCACTAATTATGTGGAAGCAGAGCGAACAAGCTATAACGCTTATTTATCTATTGCTCAATCAGAATATTTAAAACCCACAAATTCAAGACCAGTATTTGTAGCTAATCAATCAGGCTATAGAATATATGGATCTGAAGTAGCAAATAATGCTGAAAAAATAACAAACGTATCAACAAATTATATAAGAGTACCTTTAGAAGCGGCTTGGGGCTATCAAATGGTTTATGGAGAAGCTTTATATGATCCAACCACTTCTGTAAACTTTGAATTGCATGATTCAGAAGAAACTGAATTAGTAATAAAAGTATTAGAATTTGCTGGGCTAGCTATTAAAGATATACAAATGTATCAAATTGCTAACAGTATAGAAACGCAAACTAATCAACAAGAAAAACAATAATAGATGGCTTTAATAAATCAAACACAAGAAGAATATTACTTAGGTCCCGATGGATTATGGGATAGTAATGACGAGAATTACGGTGGCTATCAATTTGTTAGTATTTCTGATATTATAAATAACTTCATGGTTGTTTATGTTGGCGAAGATAAAATAATAAGTAAAGTTAAAAGAACAGATGTTGCGTTTTATGCTCAAAGAGCTATACAGGAATTTAGTTTTGATACTTTACCTCAAACCAAATCTGTTGAAATAGAATGTCCTCCGGGCTTGTATATGGTCATGCCACAAGATTATGTTAACTACACTAAGTTATCATGGGTTGATAGCGCAGGGGTTGAAAGAATACTATATAGAACCGATTTAACAAGCAATCCTTTACCATATGCTCAAGATAGCAATTATCAATATGTATTTGATGAAAACGGTGAAGTAGCATATCCTCAGCCTTCCGAAACTTTAGAAAGATGGAATAAAAATTCAGAATTTCCTTTAAGTGGATCTGAGAACGGATGGAATGCATGGGAAAACAATCCAGACTTATTAAATTTATTTGCTTACGGCGGAAGATTTGGATTAAATCCAGAACAATCACAAGCAAATGGTGTATTTTATGTAGATCATACTAAAGGTATGATTAGGTTTAGCTCTAATGTAAGAGGTAAAATTGTAACAATGAGATACATAAGCGACGGATTGGGTACTGAAGAAGATATGACCGTTCATAAATTTGCAATTGACGCTATATATAAATATATAACCCACGCCATATTGTCTACTAGATCGAACGTGCAAGAATACGCTATTCAAAGATTTAAAAAAGAAATGGTAGCAGCAAGAAGAAATGCAAAAATTCGTTTGTCAGAACTTAAAAATGATTTGATGGCGCAAGTAATGAGAAACCAATCCAAATGGATTAAATCGTAAACTGAATGGCAGAGTTAATACACAATTTCACCGGAGCAAAAATGAACAAGGATTTTGATGAAAGACTTGTTCCTAACGGTGAATACCGAGATGCTTTAAATTTAGAAATTGCTTCTTCTGAAAACTCTCAGGTTGGTGCATTTCAAAATATAAAAGGTAATTTAGAATTACTTAATAAATCTTATAACCCCACTACCGGATCTTACGTAGAATGGGGCAATTCGGAATATATTACTTTTTTAGATAATCCTATTTGCATAGGTGCAAAATCTGACGAAAACTCTGATGAGGTGTATTGGTTTATAGCTTCTGATACGGTTAGTGTTATAGCTTCTTATAATACAAAAACAAAACTAACAAGTCCTTTGTTGGTAGACACACAAAACATTTTAAAATTTAGCTCTAGTAGTTTAATTACTGGGATTAATATATTGGAAGGTATGTTAATATGGACAGACAATCAAACTGAGCCTAAAAAAATAACAATAAAAGATTGGACAAGCTCTACAGCAGATTTTGTAACTCATTCAAAAATTTATGGTAGAAATTTTGTTGAATCTGACTTAACAGTAATAAAAAGATATCCTTTACAACCGCCTACTATAACTTCTTTCTCTTCAGAAGGAGGAATTAATGTGGACACTACTGCTAGTTATTGTTTTGCTGAAACGCCTACGGGTGCTCCTGCCGGAACAATTGAGCCAATGACTCCTGAGAGCGGCCCTCAAAGTATAACTTGGTTGTCAAATACCTTACCTGTATATATAGTTGGAAATATATTATTGTTTACTAATTCAGAAAATGATCCTTTAGATGCTGACGGTATAATACGAGTTGAAGTATTAAGTATTATAGGAAATCAAAACGGAGCTATAGTTCAAGTATTGTCTGTTGGACAAGGCGCTGAAAATCAAACTTTAGATAACACTTCTTTTGATGTTACCTTAGAGCAAGATACCCCTTTCTTTGAAATGGTTTTTGCTAGATTTGGGTACAGATATAAATATAAAAATAACGAAGTATCAGCATTTTCACCGTTTACTAATCCAGCTTTTATACCAGGGCAATTTAACTATTCTCCTAGCCAAGGCTATAATTTAGGTATGGTTAACAATGTAAGAGAGCTAGTTATATCTAATTTTAGACCAGACGCAACCGCATACCCTGATGTTGTATCTGTTGACATATTATACAAAGCAACAAACAATTCTAATGTATATGTTGTAGATACTTTTGAACCTAACGATCCCGAGTGGATTGCAGGTGCCGGAGAAAATGGTTCTTTTACAATAGAAAGTGAAATAATAACTTCTGTAGTAAATGCAAATCAATTACTTAGACCTTATGATAATGTGCCTAGAAAAGCTTTAGCTCAAGAAATTACAGCTAATAGATTAATATACGGTAATTATACACAAAACTTTAATTTATTTAGTATTGGCGGACAGCCTTTTAAAACTATATTAACAGTTGGACAATCAACAAGCACTGTATCTGCAGAATTAGATGATTTCGGAAATTCTTTAGGTACAAGTATAGACGGTGAAAATGTAGCTTCTTCTGTAAAATCAATAAGAACATATCAAATAGGTGTTGCTTATATAGATAAGTACGGCAGAACTACTCCTGTATTTACTAGCAAGCAAGCCTCTGTTACTATTCCAAAAGCAAACGCTTTATTTTCTACAAAGCTTACAGCTCAATTAACTTATGACCCAAATGGAAATTCTACAATAGTTCCTTATTATGAGGGTAATACACAATTTCCTTATTTTAAATATTACGTAAAAGAAACATCTCAAGAGTATTACAATCTAGCATTGGATAGGTTTTACGATGCCGAAGACGGAAATCTCTGGTTGTCTTTTCCTTCTGCTGAAAGAAACAAAGTAGATGAAGAAACTTTTATAATATTAAAAAAAGAACACGACAACAGCACTCCTGTTACTCAAAACGCAAGATATAAAATTATTGCAATTGAAAATGAAGCACCTACTTACTTAAAAGAAACAAAGCTTTCTATGGGTAAGCTGTCTACGACATTTACTATTGCAGGATTTCCTATACAAGGAACAAATGAAATAGAAGTTAATCAAGAAGATTTTGATGAGCAATTTGGTATTACTGCTAGATCAACATCAGGTCTTATATTGCGAGTTACAAGTGGTGCTGATGCTAGTAATTATTATAAAATAAGTACTTTTGGATTAAATACTCAAGTAACCCCTAATTTAGTTAGAATAACGGTTTCTAAAGCTTTTGGTGCAGATATGAATTTCACCTCTACAGAACCTTATGGTTTTAATAATAAAGTACAAGATTTAAAATTAGAATTAGCTTCGGTAGAATTACAAAACAAACCTGAGTTTACTGGTAGATTTTTTGTAAAAGTTTTTCAAGATGCTTTACTAGAATCAAAAATAGCAAGTGCTAGAAGTTCTGTTAACGCTACTTATATTAGAAAAGCTTTAGGTTATTTATACTATTTAACGGGAAATCATAGCTCAAAGAGTTTTTGGGGACAAGGTAATTTTGGCGGAAACAATTGGACTAAGCCAGATTCTCAAGGTGAGGGTGAAAGATTATTTATAGACGAAATTCGAACTGATGGATTAAGTGCCCTGGGTACAGGTTTTAATAGCGCTAATAAAATGCAAGTTAGTTTTGCTGGAGGATATGGAGAATATAAAAGTGCTGGACTATTCAATAGTAATCCAGCTTTATTAGAGCAATTAAATAGCGGACGTGGTTTATTCAGATTTATAAACGCAGGTAATGGAAAATCAGATCCAGACGGAACCATATATCAAATGACCAATTCTAAGGAACAAAGAAGTTATACGTACAAAAAACGAAACTTTTTTACTGATTTCGGAGAGGCTGACAATACTACTAATCAAATTACTAGATGGACAATAGACTTTAGAGTAGCAGATTCTACTTGGCAAGGTATTCAATGGGATCCTAGCTCTGATGACGGATCTGTTGATGAATGGAATGTAAACACTAGTAACTATGACAACTCTTATATAGGCTTAGAGTTTATAGAAATTTCATCAGAGGATGGTAGTTTTACTACAAATGACCCAGCTATATTTGAAACTGAACCTAAAGAAGCTGCGGAGTTAGATATATATTATGAAATTCCAAAAATATATGAAAAAGCTGAAGCAGGGAATATACATGCATTAGATTTTTTTAATTGTTATTCTTTTGGTAACGGTGTAGAGTCTGATAGAATACGTGATGATTTTAATCAACCTACTATTGAAAACGGTGTTAAAGCTTCAGCAACTTTAGACGAACCATACCAGGAAGAGCATCGAAGCAATGGATTAATATTTTCACAAATATTTAATTCTGTCTCAGGGGTTAATGGATTAAATCAATTTATACAAGCAGAAGCTATAACTAAAGACGTGAATCCTGAATACGGTAGCATACAAAAGCTACACGGAAGAGATACTAATTTAGTAACTTTGTGTGAAAATAAATCACTTAAAATATTAGCAAATAAAGATGCTTTATTTAATGCTGATGGCAGTAGCAATGTAACTTCTAATAATGCTGTTTTAGGGTCAAGCGTTACTTTTCAGGGAGAATTTGGTATTGCAACTAATCCAGAATCATTTGCTGAGTTTGGATTTAGAATGTATTACACAGATGCTAACAGAGGTACCGTAATAAGACTTTCAAATGATGGTATTACGGAAGTATCTGATTATGGAATGCATGGCTTTTTCTCGGACAATCTTAAGTTAAATAAAAAGATTGTGGGTACATGGGACATGGAAAAAAAGAACTACAACGTTAGTCTTTCTGCTTTAACTCCATACTGGCAACAAACTTTAGGTGCTGGAAAATTTGATAGAACAAATCCAGATCCAGCGTGTGGACAATTTTTAAATACAAAACCTACTTTAAGCACGACTATATCTTATAAAGAAGATGTAAACGGATGGACTTCAAGAAAAGTTTTTATTCCAGAGGCTGGGGTTTATTTAAATAACATCTATTACACTTTTAAAAATGGTAGAGTTTGGGAGCACAACTCAAATCCTCTATACAATAATTTTTACGATAGAGGGCCAAGCGATAATAGATTTGCGGCTTTTTATGAAAGCTCGTTTACTACAATTTTTAACGAACAACCTCAAATGGTTAAAGGTTTTAAAACTGTAAATTATAGTGGTACAGAATCTAAAGACTATGTATATAGAGTGGGAGCAAGTTTACAAACTTATTCCTTAGAGCAGATTCAAGCTCAAAGATTAATTCCTACTTCTTTTGCAACAACTAAAGGATGGTATGTAAATTCAATTGTAACAGATCTTCAAGAAGGAGAGGTTAAAAGCTTTATTGATAAAGAAGGTAAATATTATAATTATATTAAAGGACTTAACACATTTTTTACTACTAACTGTGACAACAATGTAGACTCACAGGAATTTAATGTTCAAGGTATTGGTAGAGCAACAACTATTGTAGCACCTCCAGTTGAAGATTTCACAGTTACAAATCAATTGGATCCTGCGTGTTTTAATGATCTTGTACCTCCAGTTTTACAGAATCAAAGTTTCCAAGGTGTAGAAGATCTTGTAGGTAATTTTAGTGTTACTGAAACAAATTTTTGTTCTTCAACTATAACTTTTGCTTTAATAACTGATTCAACTACTGGTGGTGATTTAATATTTAACGCTAATGGTAGCTTTACTTTTACTCCTAGTTTAAATTACAATGGTGATGCTGGCTCTTTTACCGCGGTAGCTTGTTGCAATAATCTTTGCAGCGATCCAGCTCAAATGAGTATTAATATAGCGCCTGTTGCAGAAGATCCATACTTTACAACAACTCCACCTAACACCACTGGGTTAACTATTGGTGAGGTTTGGACTTATAATCCTATAGGTATTGCAGATCCTGATCATGCTTCTACTCTTTTAAGTATAAATACCGTTGTTGGTATGCCAAGTTGGATGAGCCAACCTGTTGCCTTAAATGATGGCACTGGAAATTGGTATATTCCTAATAGTACAGTAACTTCTGGAGGCGAAAGCATAGACTTTACAATGACTGTTGTTGATCCTGACGGAAACACAGGTACGCAACAAGTGGTTGGGGATACTATTGTAGATGCTTTAAATGGTTTTGAATTTCTAATTACGACTAGGGTAGCTCAAAGCGCTAGAACTTACACAGATCCTAGCACAGGCGTTGTAACATCAATGACTTCTACAGCTGGGAGCGAGCATGGTTGTAATAGAGGAACTTATAAAATTTTAGGTAACAATGTATTTGTTAGTAGAGTATATGTGGGTAACGGGTATGAAACTAAAGATTACCAGTTTACCGCACCTAAAGGATTTAATGGAGCTGATTTATTTGATACTTTTACAGTTGATAGCAATGGAAATGCGAATAGCACTACAGGTGATGTAGAGGGACCAACTACTGTACCATCTGCTGTAAGTCAAGGTACAACGTCTACTTTGTTAATAGATTGTTCTGTAGCAGGAGTAGCTTGCCAGAAATACATAACTAATCAAGATACTTTTACATATTACTCAGATCCGCTTCCTGCAGCTCCTTTAGTAGCAGGTTTAGCTTCAGATAGATATAATCTTATAACAATAACAGAGGCAATAGCTCAAGCAATTATAAATGGATCGACTGGGCCAAATCCTGAAATTGTTACTTTTGGAATTGAAAGTGATACGTATGAGGCCAACGGAGTTAGCAATACTCATGTTGATGGAGTATACATGCAAGTTTTCAAAAATGGTGCAGAAATATATTCAGCAGCGCAACCTAATAATTCAGCGGTTACCGTTAATGTTTTAACAGGAGAAATATACTAGAAAAAAAACGATATGGCATTTAATAATTTTACAGTAAATATAGTAAGCTTCGATGAAACAGCCGGTGTTGATTGGACAATGGATAATCCTTCTGTTGTTTTAACATTAACACCAGACCCAGGTTACTCTATATCTGCTTTTAATTTTGCGCCCACCTCTCCCTTACCTACATATGTAAGTAGTGTGACGTTTACTCAGAATGGCAGTAACATTGATTGTGTTATTAATTACACGGTTCCAAGTGTAATGCCTAGTGCCGATGTGCTTATTTCATTATGTGCAACTGGTTATGCTGAAGCTATAACTATAAGTGTTAGCGGTACAATAAAAGATTGCGGTATAACTAATACTAAAATACCTAAAGTAGGAAATTTACCTATTAGTTATAGTGGCAGTGGAGACTGGAATACTACATCAACAGTTTTTACACAAGCAGTTGAAGCTTCTACAGGTTTTTTCTTTCAAACAGAACCTATTCTAGCTTTAAGTATAGGTATTGCAAGTGATTATACTATAACAAGCATTAAAACTTATAATCTTAACAATCAATTAACACAAATTGTATTTACAGTTACTTATACTTTTCCAGTAGCAACCGTTACTGGAGATGAATTTTGTTTAATAGCAAATGCTATTTCAATTTATAACCCTGCTGTAAAAATCACTTCTTATAAATTTAATTTAACCTCTATATTTGCGGGATCTATAACTAGATCTTTTGTAATAAACGGAATAGAGGGAGCTAATTGGGCTTTGCAATGTAATTACACGCCTGGAAATATTAATATAGTAAACACGTCGGGAGTTATAGGCGTTGATGGGTTATCTGTTGTAACAGTTATTTTTCCAGCAAGCGCAGTAAATAGAACTTATACTTTTGCTTTAACAGGAGATTTAGCTGCTAGCTTTGATACTTCTTTGGGACAAACATCCACTCCGATTGTTTATCAATACGTGCAGTCTACCTTAGGTTTTCAATTCTCAAGTACAAACGCAAGTATTACAGTGGGAGCGGCAGCTACAAGAAATTACTTACCTACAACCCAAAATCAAAATAATCAGTTTGTAATAACTGCATCGTCAACAAGTGACTTTGTTTTAGTTTCAACGCCTCCTTCTGGAAATTGGTCAAATCAAGCTCTTGCAAACCAACCAGCGGATTATGATCTTTCAGTTCTTAGTCAAGCTTTTGTTATAGATAATACACCTGCTGCTAAAACATTAACA